AAATCTATTGTCAAGTCTTGCATATCGCCCTTATATCCAAAATCTCTTGCCACTTCCTCAATTATTCCATATTTTGTTTTTCCGCCCTTGTCGTGCTTGTCATTAGAATATCCTCCTTCGACCATTAGCAAATAGTCAAAAATTCTTTCAAATCTGTCCATTTAAATCACTTCCTTTTTTAGTTTCTTTTACATTTTTTTCTACTGTTTCAGTTATCAGAACAATATTGTCCCCTTTAAACATAGCATCTGTTACTTTCAATAATTTTCCTTGCTCCATAATTTCGATTCCAATTAAATTCCTTAGCTCCATTCACTCCACTTCCTTTTCATCTATCAGTTCCATATTTTTAAGATACTTGTACAGCCTATACGGATTAAATTCATAGCCAACTCTGTCTTTCAGCGACTTCAGTTTGTATGTCAGTGTAAATTGCAACGCATAATCTATCGCGTTTAAACAGAACTCACTGCAAAAGTATCTGTCGTCATCCTGAACTTTTTGAGCATAAAAGAACTGTCCCAAGATGCCTAGATAATCATAGCCCTTACCTTTATTTTTTCCAAAAAATACTAAAACGTCATCCGCGTCTATGTTGCCGTCAAGCTCATAGATATCCATATTTTCTTTGTACACAAATGGTTTCATTCTCACTCCTCCAGGATTTGCAAGATACACGTAATCATTGTAAATAAATTCACAGTGAGAGTATTTACCTAGCGTCCATAGTGCTATCAAATGTCCTATCAGTCTCTTAGGCTTGTGAAAACAGATGTACAGAGTATTCCTTTTCAGTTCCATATTCTCTCCTTTTAGTTTTGAAAGAACTCTCTGACGTCAAGTTCTAACATCTGTTCAATAGTGTATCTTTCAAGTCCTGTAACAGCCATTTGTTCTGCTATGTCAGCAACCTCTATGATGTCCTGTATTTTTTTAGATAAAACTTTTAATTCCGTTCTATTTAGTTCTATAAATTCAACAAGTCCTTTTTCGTTTTGTGCTTTGACTTTTTCTATTTTGTCCTGCTCCAACATCGACATTAACGAAAATTTTAACGTTAATCTATTTCTGTTTTCTTCGTTGTTCTCAAAAATATATTTTTTGCCAGATTTTTCGATTTCAAGCGGCTGGTTCAAAAAATTTAATTTAGCATCAACTAAATCTTTTAATGCTTTTTCTCTTAATTCTTTTAATTTTGCATTTAATAAATCATCGTCAACTTTCCAAGTGTGAGAGTCTTTATCCCACACGCTCCACTCGTTCGGCTTTGCAATTGTTACGATTGTTTCATTAACTTCATCTAAATAACTTCCATCATTTAAAACTGTTTTACCAGCTTTTATTTTTTCAACTTCAGTCATTTCTCTAAGTTCTCCTGTTTTTTTGTCCAAAGTTGGATTTGAAAGTAACGACGTCGAAAATTTCATAGTTTCTTTATTCCAATCTGGATAAAACATATTTGGATTTTCCTCGAATTTTTCAATTCCAGTCGTAACTGGTTGTGCTATACATTCCATTGTTGCAATTAAATAAATGTAAATTACTGTCATTTTTTATCACTCCATTTCTTTTTTTTATGATTTTTATTCTGTGCTAACTTATGAATTTGTGCAGAATTTTAAAAAATATTTATTGATTTTGTTGACTTTGAACGTTTTGTTAACTTCAGTAGTTCAATAAAATTTGAAAGTTGGCCCAAAATAAAATTGCTTCAAAGTCCCTAAAAATCAGTATTAAATTTTCTGAAATGCAATATCAATTCGTGCAAATTCATAAATTTCTTTACTATTTACTGTTAAAATCCAGCTTTTTTTCTGATTTCTAACAGCTTATTTTTTCTATCTCTTGCACTCATTTTCTTGACATAATGCTTTTTAGTTACATCTGTTCCACTATGATTAGCAAACTCACTAGCTAGGTCAATCCCAGCTGTTTTTGCAATCAAGTTTATTGATGTTTTCCTTAACGAGTGTGGATATAGATTTTCTATTCCTACAAGTTTTCCAATTTTTCTCACTCTATCTCTTATTGTTGACTTGCTCATTTGCTTAAATACTCCGTTGTATTTAGTAATAAGCAAGTATTCTACATTGTCATTTCTACATCTCAACCACTCCCTTAATCATAATAGAAAAATGTTACTGAATTTATTAGAAAAAGCGAAATATTTTTATCTTGACTGCTGAGATATACATTTTGTGAATCAGTTGTGATTACTAATCTTTGAGATGACGCGCTAGAAACATGCTCAAAGCAGCTTTCTCCTTCTGTAAAAATTATTTTATTTCTCCATCCGTACGTTTTGTGCGATACTGCTAAAATTCCAAATATAAAATTTGATTTTGGTATTTTGATTGTAAATCTATCATTTAAAAAATATATATTTGTAGTTTTTGCATAAAATCTAGGTAAATTTTCTACTTTGTCCGAAATTGGCTTATTAGAAATCGCCCTGAATTTTCCGCTATCATTGTATGTCAGACTGTTGTCTTCGATACATTCGTAGTAAAATTTTGTAACTGTGTCATAGTAGAACTTTCCAGCAGTCTTTATTCCTGTATCTTGAATGTTTCCACCAAACTCCATTCCAATTATTTCAGCTAAACGGTTTCCTTCGAGAACTGTGTCTGGTTGTGTACCGTATAATACACTATCTGATAAAACGAAAAAATTATTGTTGTAATTCAACAAATACTCTTTTTTTTCTTTTAAGTCCCCTTTATTTAATTTTTTGACTGTATTTTCTTTAATTTTATAAATTGGATATTCTACACCACCCAGCCTTAAAAACACATCATCGTATTGATTTTCTCTATCTATCCTAGTTAATAACTTTAATCCGTCGAATACTCCAAATTCTTCGATTCCACCTAATACTGCCTCATAAATATCTTTGTTCATTCCAGTTGTTCTAGTTGTATTTAATGTATGTACCAACCCTTTTTGCAAATCGTTCATAATTTGAGCTTTTAAAGTTGTCCCTATTTGAGTTGCTGTTTCTTCACCTTTCCAAATATGTCTAACTAACCCTGGTGCGATATCGTTTGCATTTTCTACTTTATAAACATCTAAACCGGTTCCTATCCACTCTTTAAACTTTTTTAACATCTATCTTACTCCTTCCTGCGTAATAACATTCATTTTAGCTAAACCAATTTCATAGCTTTTTTGTTGCAAAATCTCATCATAAAATTCATCCTCTATTTTTAAAACTCTTGTTGTTCCTACAAAAGCTAAATTAGTGATATAACTTGCTGTCTGAACTTTATATTTAAAATCTATAGTTATCTCTATGCCTTTTGCTCTTATTTCAAGTAAAATATCTATTATTCCCTTTTTAGCATAAGTTAGCAACCTTTTGTTTAAAACTATATAAATACTTCCTGCCTTTTCTTTAAAATACTGTGTTTCGTTTTTCCCGTTAAAGCTTCCATTTTTTATATTTATGTCTTTTTCGTTGCTTTTACTTTTTACAACACCTTCTTCAAAAATAAAGACATTTTGCTCATAATTTTCTATTATAATTTTTAACACACTTATTATTGTTTCAAAAGTAGAATTTTTACTTTTTCTAGATAGTTCAGCAAGTATTCTTTTTCTGTATTCTTCATCGTCTTCTCTTAAATTTCTATCAATGTTAAATGATGTCCCGAATTTATCCAAAGCATATCCTTTTGCCTGCATAATATCTAAAGATTTCAATAGTTCGTATAGTCCTTTGCTTGCCTGCCTTATTTCTTCCAAATAAAGCTCTAGTAAAAAATAGTTATTACTTTCTCTATCTCTTTTGTACATATGCGGAAACTTGTTGATTATTTCATCTGTATACTCTTTACTGTCTTTATACATAAAACACCTCGATATTATTTTCGTTTATTTGAAATTTTTGGCCCACAGGAACGTTAAAAACTTTATCAAAATTTTGAATTGCAACACTAGATTCTGTTAATCCCATTTTTAGATTAATTTTTCTTATGTCGTCAATTCCCAAAATTTCTGAATATGTTTTTAGATAACTAATAGATTCCCCTGTCCTAAGATTATTAATATAGTTCAATATCTCTTGCTTTATTTGTGGTGTCCAACGATTATCTCTTTCATCAGAATTTTTTGTTTCTAATACTTCGACTTTAATTAATAACGTACTGTATTTAATAATGTTGTACGCTATTCTTCTTTCAAACATATCTCTTTTTATTTTTTTTTCAAACGTTTGTGCATTAGAATCTGCGAGTGTTAATATTCCATCCGCTTTCAAATCCAGTATAGTTTCAAAAATTTTGTTATCAGGAGTTCCTTCAAGAAATATCTTAATAGTCCCAGCTTCTGTTGACGGCTCTGTTTCGGGATCTAATATTAATACATTTTTTACATTTTCTAATGCCATAAGTCCGTTGTATAACGCGGAATGTGTTGCAGTCTGTTCGATAGTCTGTTTCCTTTTCAATCTAGCTCTGTAAAGGCTATCACTTTCGTCATCTGCTCCACCTACTACATCAACATCATTTGTAATTTTAGCGACTCCGCTATATTCCGTTGTAAACGAAACATCACTTGTAATATTGCTTTCATCTCCAATTTCAACTGCTTGAATAAAGCCTACTCCGTAATATTCGTTATTATCCAGTTTATCCAATACAACATTAGACAATAATCTGTATTCTTTTTCAGCATATTTTATAATAGTTTGTGCTGGTATAACTCTGTTCTTTTCTCCTGTTATTTTTACCTGTCCAGTTGCATATGCTCCTGGATTTCGTGGAGTTCTTAACAAAGTTCCAAAATAGTCTAAATATATTCCAGTTGCTGTATTTAGATTCATTTGATTGTTAAAATCTAAAAGCTCTTCCCATAATTTTGATAACTCAAATCCGATTGCTTCTGAATGAATACCTTCGGGAGTATTAAAATCTAAAGTATATTCATTGTCCTGCAGTCTTGCCTTATACCGTTTTTCTATATCTTTCATAATATCTGAAAAACTTTTTAATACAAATCCTGTATCCGTTACTCCAAAATCCATTGTTCCTCCTTTCCTAAATTGTCAAAGTTTTACCATTTTTCAATAATATTTCAACATCAAAATTATAATTTCCGGTTCCATTTTTAAAATCACTTTCAAATTTTATTATTTCTGCTACATCTTCATCCGCTAAAATAGTTTCTTTCACTTGAGTTTCAATATTGAACTTTTCCAACAAGTTTCCTATCTGTCCGTTATTTTCATTTCTTTTAATCCAGTAAATGCCTTCGTTCTTGTGCAAAAACCACTCATTAAAGAACAATCTCAACTTATTCTCAAGCCTTAGTCTTATTTTTTCTATTTCAGAACTTAATACTATATTTTTGCCCATTACAATATCAATTTCTTTGTTGTCGTCTTTTTCGGTTTGCCAACTTTCAACACTTTTCATTTTTACCTCCTAATCCAACGGCATACCGCCATTAGTATGAGTTAAGAATGATTTCCA